GGCCACCCGTGCATTCTCGTACACCCATGCATTCCCGGACACCCATGCATTTCCGAACACCCGTGCAGTCCCGGCCACCCGTGCATTCTCGAACACCTGTGCATTCTCACCAACATAACAACTTTCTTCCACTCTGGCGGTATTTTCCACCCAACCCCCGCCATTCTTGTGTTGGTGCCAAGTGGACGCGGTGGCGGTGGGGAACAACTTTTGGAGTTTTTGAAGAGTCATGATAAAAACCTTTCTTAAAAGACTTACGGAGTGTAGCAGGTTCATCGGGAGATGTCAAGGGACATTCAGATTATTCACAAATTTTACGAGAATTGTTCTTTCGTGATTGCGACGGTGATTTCCGAAGATTCAATTTCCAGAATTTGTTCGTTTTGTGTATAAATGTCGGCGGCACCATCATTGGCCGGAACAGCGTAGATATTCACAGTCACGGAAGAATCATCCGGGAGGAACAGATGTCCGGATCGGCCCAAGACAATTACGCCATTGACATAATCCACCGTGCCGATGTTTCCATCCAATACCGTTAGACCATGCAGGATAGTCAACGTCCCGGCTCCGTTGTCCATCAACTGACAGTTTGTATTGCCAGCGTATGTGAAGGAAGATGACCACACCGATTTGTATGAATTGTCCGGATGATAAAGGGGGTTGCCAAAGTTCATCGTCAAGATAGCCGCCGAGGTATAGCTGACGGAATTGTTGTTCAAACTCGTTCCGAAACTTTGTTTCATGTACATCGATACATTCAACAATGCCCGTGTGACAGAGGGATCAGCTTCCTGAATGTTCGTGAGGAGATTGCTGTACTTGAAAATCTTTCCGAACCGTTGCAGATCATTATCGGAGTAGTTGGTGATCGCCGTGATGATCATGGAGTTCAAAGCCGCTTCCGTTCCCGTCAACACAGTGGCATCATAGTAGACTGTCACGGATGGCTGGATGTACAAGTATGAAGGATCGACAAACACCGGGTCGATTCCCAAGACGGCTTTGTTGGCGATGATCTCTTCCACATCAGCTTGCTGTGTGCTGTTCATGAAGTCGGCCCCGGCTGGTTTGATGGAGATGAACACCTTGCCCAACTGTGGCGGATTCAAGGTTTGTCCGCCATAGACCGAGATGGATTCGATGGTGAAGGGGGATGAATTCTGAATGACTCGTTCATAATCACCGGCAGTCACCATGCGATTTTGTGCCTGAAAATTCTTAGGGGCATTGAACTTGACGGATTCCACCGATTCAATTCCACTGCCACCGCTGGAATATCCCGTGATGACTCCATTGGTCACAACCACGGTGGGAACCAAAGTTGATCCCGCTGGTTGATTAGCCAGTGTGCCGACACCGGCGGCAAAGGCCAGAATGTTTTGTTGTCCGATGCCATTGGCGAAAGCCCCATTTGTTACACGATAAGCCACTGAAATCACGGCATTCTGTGCGGGAGGACTGCCCAAGACTCCATCACCAAAATAAATCCGATACTGTTGATTGGTCATTTCCTCCATCCAGAAAACCTTGGAGTTTTCATCGACAACATTGATGTCATCTGCCAACGTATACTGCTGATTGGAATTGGTCAATTCCGTCACCACGATGGACAATGAATCTATGCCTTGATCTGGGAGCAGAATCGGATCGGATGAAAGTGTGGCATCATAGACATAGGTGAATGTCTTGAGGCTGCCTTCCCGGATTTCAATGGCTCCATTCAGGGTGGTGTTGGTGTTGGCGAAATTGGTGTAGGCTCCCTGACTGCCGATGGTTGCATCCAGACCCAGAGTGTGATTCTCGGTGACATAGAAGGTGTAAGAGACTCCATCTGTGCCGGTCGCGGTCAATTCAAAATTCAAGGGCAGGGAAAGAGATGCCGGTGGTGTGCCCACGAAGGAATTAGGAATGACACAACACATGTTGATGGATGCCGATGCTGGTTTTTCTGATTGCGGCATGTAACCTAGCATCTTCGCAAGTTTCACCACGGAATCACGGCGTTTGGCGGTGGACAAATAGGTTTCATTGACCGTGGCATTGGCGACGAAGGCATCGAAGTAGGCGTTGTAAGCCAAGAGATCGAGGATGACCGCCATGCCGCTGCCATCGAAGTTGTAATCGGTGAATGCGGATTGGGATTGTAGGAACGACTTCAAGGATGCCCGCAGATTGGCAAAGTCCAGATTGCCGATGGACAAATTGGTGGGAGTTATGGTGGATGTAGACATTTTTATCCTTCAAGCGGTAGTTGAATAATGGATTGAAAATTTGCGTCCTGCCCCGTGATGACATACGAGATTGTCACATCGATGTTTTGCTGATCTTCGTTGAGGGTGACTTTCACTGAGGAAATGGCGATGCGTGGCTCAAAGACTTTCAGGGAGTTCATAATCTCAGTTTGCAGGATGTTTTGCAGACCGGCGGAAAATTGGTTGAAGAGAAGGCTTTGAACGTCGGTGCCAAAAAGATGTTGGAAAGGTTTCTCACCATAAGAAGTGAGGATGATATGCTGGACCGATCTTCGGATTGCGGCATCATCGTAGATGGTTTGAATGTCACCGGTAAATGGTGAAGGAACGAACGAAAGATCGATGTCTCGGAATGTAGAGTTGGTGATGATAGATGTCGCCATATAAATTATTTATTCTAATTGTTACGGCGGACACTGGAATTCCACGCGGGAACCAGAGGAACTTGACAAAAGTGAATCGGAAGAGAAGGACACCACCGAACAGGATGTTGAGGATGATGGAGTCGGTGTGGCACAGGAAATTTCCGCGATGAAAAATTTGTGTAGATCGGAACATGAAAGCATCGACGCCTTCTCATATGTTGCAACAGCCCTAGAGAATAAATCGGAAAAATAATTATCGCTGGACATTGCCGCACATAGTTTGTTGATGCAACCAACAAAACTTTGGCAGTCAAAACTCGATGGGGTGACACCGGCATTCTGAATTTCATCCGAACATGTTTGGCAGATGTTATCGTGAATCAAAAGACTACCCCACAATTTTGTGAAGACATCGACGGGAGCAGGGAGGCTTAATGCGTCTGAGTCATCGAACAAAACTTGGGGAGTGGAAACATACCCACCGATGCACGGTGATGCACTGTAGGGGTTTGTAGGGCCATTGGCGGCCACCGTGGTTGAACTGGAAGACATGATTTCATCCACGACCAATCCCGCCGCACATGGATCATCGGCCATGCAAGACTGTATCGGAGTGAACGTGAGTGAGCCACCGGTAAAGGATGATTGTGATACTTCCGGTGGAACATAGCAAGCCACAAATTCCTGTTGGTTGTTCAAGGCTTGTTTTTGTGGAGTCATCGTTGACAATGTGGGAATGTAGAGGATGCTTACCGGCGATCCTTCCACTTCCGAAACCATCGTGTAGGAATCGGATTTTACTTTCAGGAGATTATCCGATACGGCAATCACGGTGAAGATAAATCCAGTATTCAGACCACCGAAGATTTGTATCTTTTGTCCTACTGCGATGCCACGAATGAGAAAGTTATTGGAATAATCCACGATGATGTTTTGCGTGACATCAAATCGCAAACGTGAACTGGTATAAACACCGATGGCTTGGATGGTTACATTAGAATCAGAACCGATGTTGAGGGAATCCATTTCACTCAAAGTGAGAGTTTCACCATCGAGTGAAACTTCTTTTACGGTGAATATTCCGTTGTTAATATTGGAGTTGGAAATTTTCACCAACTGATGGGGTTTGAAATTGGAATTTGTAGATATCGTCACGGTGCTGGATGAATAGCTGGCAATGCCTTGATACGAAGCGATATCCATGGAGTCATTCTGAAATGATCGAATGAGGTTGGAAATTTCCGGCACGGTGGAAATTTGCACTTGATCATAAGTCAGACCAAACCGATCCAAGAAGGTGTTCATCGCAGTGCGGTTGATCGTAGTCTTGTTCGTGGGGATGCTATTATCGAGTTGAAGATAGACGGGGGCGGTGTCGGTTTGTGGTGGATAGGTGACATTGAAGAGGTTTGGGTCGATCAGATTGTTGGGATCGTTGATGACACGATTGGAGTTGTTGTCGGTGATGGTGGAGAGAGTCCTGCCATCTAGAGGAGTACCTATGTAGATGGTTTGTGATGAAATGGATACTGTTGAATTGCAGTTGAGGCAACAGAGTAAACGCATTTTGTCATCTTGGGGGAGAGTGTTGAGATCAACTTGAGTTTGAAGTTGACCGTTGACATATCGACCCGCTGAGTTGAGACAGAGTGCCCAAGCTGGAATTTTGTTTACTAAACTAAGGGATTCATTCCGAATGAACACACCTTGGATTTTGGTGACAACGATGAAGAGGCGGTTTGCAACAACCATCAAGGGTTCGGATATTGTTGCGGTGGCACCAGAGAGATCGCCGATGATCTGATCAGATTTAGAAATCATCCACGGCGAACTTGTGAAGACTTCCATTCCGAATTCGTGGGCAGAGTTGGCACGATCTTGGATGCAATAAGAATCACAGTCTGTGGCTGATGGAAGTGTTGGAGGACCAACATCGATGGGGTTGTTGGATGATGTGTCTAGGGGAAGTGGACCCGTTGCAAGATTTTTTATTTGAGCGTAATTTTGAAGAAGTTTGAGAAGTTCAGACAAATCGAGTAGAGAGGTGATATTTTTATAGCACGATCCGGGATTGTCAATTGAGAGGTCGATGCTGCCATCGGACGCATATGTTCCACTGACTTGAACCGGATTTGGATGACCAGTGATGGGGTCTAAGCCAATATTATTGGAAGCATCATGACAAGCAATCTCATTTCCACAAGGGATACCTATTATTGGTGGGGAAATATCATAACCGTTGGCAGTCGGACGAACACAAAAGTCATAGGTCACTTTGTTGTTGTTTGTGAACTCAGGCATCACGTCGATTGCCCGAACATTATCGGGTTTTTCAAACGGTTTTCTGACACTCAAACAAGTCTGCTTACTGTAGTTTCTACCGGCATTGTTGATTTGAATCACGCCGTTGGAAAGAATGGTGCCACGAAATCCTATGCCACTCCCACCAAGGTTCAACAATTCTGCTTGCGTTCCAACATTATTGATCAAGTCAACTTGCGGAATTCCGCACTCTGTGGGGAGAGAAATTATGGATGCGACAGTCTGTGTACTAGATATACTGACTTCTACATTCTTATATTTCTGAGGGTTACAGTCTGTGGTTGAAGTCTTCAGGGAAAGAATATAGCTTGAGAGAATGTCCGTTCCAATATCCGTGATGGATATCGTTTGCACCTGACCGCCGGTGTTGAGAGACGTTGCAATTGCCTTGATGCCCTGTCCGGACAAGCCTGCTGGCGTGTAGATGACAGGAAAGTTGACATTGAAAATTGCACTCGGGGTTGTCAGGCCAACTACGTTGCCGTTTGTTCCTATATTCGGAGTGAGGATGGCTGAGTAAGCTGAGTTACTGCCCTGTACCGGTGCAATCGCAGATATGTTTGGAGAGTTGAACACGGCGGCGAAAGGACTATCATTGTAGGTTTTGAGTTTGAATGCCAGCCAACTTGGAAGATTGTTTGTGGGATTTATGAGAGCAGAAGAATCGACTCCGGAAATTCTGTTTGTGTGGGCCAAAAATTGAGCCACATTGGTGCGAAGGTCTTGTACGTGCTGTTGACCGAACGGAGACAAAGAATTGAAAACTGAATCGGGGTATTTTGTCTGAATCTGAGAGACAAGATTCTGAATACAGCAAGCCGAAATATTACAATAGAGAGAATTGGCAGCAGCAGCCTGAACATTACTTTTATCTTGAAGAGACAAATAACGCGTTGGAAGTGGTGGGAAGTTCGGCGGAACGGGAACTGTCCCAATATTTTTAGTGGTGATGTTGGCGAATGGGTCCAAGATTAAAACCTGTGTTCAAGTGTTTCCATGAGAATACGTTGATTGGAGGGTGGTTTAACCCACTCAGACAAATGATCCTTTGTCGCTTCAACACACGATGGACAAAGTTGGGGGATCGGAATTTTTTGAAGAGAGAAAGCTGCTTCAAATTGTGAAATTTCGTGGGTAAATTTTTGGTGACACCGTTTGCATTCATTCTGAATTTCTGGCATGATATTTTCCTTAAACTAACGTCTTTGAGGTTGCGGCTGACTGTGCTGTTACCCCGGATGGACCTACGATAAGCACTCGGTCGGAAACAGAAATCATCGGATTCATGGTTCCACTCTCGGGGATGATCATGTTGATTTTTGAACCTGCAAGAATATTTACTGCGTTTGCACCGCTTAAAATCACATCATCGGTAATCAACAATCGACCCTGCAAATTGGAATCGCCGGTCTTCATGAGGGAAATTCCGGTGTTGCTTTGGAGGGAAACCATGTCGCGTGCTACCACGGTGAATGAACCATTAGGGATGCTGATGCCGTAGTTACCATTCAGAATCGTGTGTCTTGTATCTCCATTCTGTTGTACGATGACGATGTTGCCTTTGGTTTGATTAATGGAGATATCACCATTGTTCACGGAGATTGCTATACCACCGTTTTGCTTCACTTTGATGTTCAATTTCGTGGCATTCTCAACATCAGCGGCACCATCGACTATAATATTAAAGTTCGCTTCTCCTCCCGCTCTCATATACAAATCATGGTTGACAGATGTATCTTTTTCCATATCAGCGTTGACAAAAAGAGTCATGCCTTTGTCGATTGTGGTGTCACTGCAACCATCGACGTGGACTTTCTGATTGCGGGCAACAAGAGTGAAGTTATCCTTGAAAGAATTCTGTATAAATGTTCCATCAGGACCAATTTGTACGTATGATCCGGTACGGTGGAAGACTTGGATATTTTCAGAACCGGGGCTGTCATCAAGGGAAATTGCATGTCCACTTTCTGTGGAGAATACTTTGTTGAATGGAAAGGTTGAGATATATGAATTTGAAGGTTGGGACCAAGAATTATCGTTGGCCGTAGGAATTCCCTGTTGTCGAGAATCGTTGATGCATTGGGTGATGTCTGCCGAAGAATCACCGCGAGCAATGCCGGGAGTATCAGGTTGGTTCAGAAGTTCTTCTCTCGGATATCGCGAAGCATAGCCATCGGAATTCACATCACCGGGACTACTGAGTTCACCATTTTCTTCTTGAATTTGGTTTCCCCCAGAGGGATCGAATTCTTTCCCTTGATCTACATTGTTGAATACACGATTGATGACCTGTCGTGGTGAATCTTTTAGGGTAAGTTGACCATCAAATGAAGGCGTTTCGGTAGGTCTTTCATCAACGAAGCCATCGGTGGGGTCTGCTGGATTTTCAGGAATTCCTGCAAGTGTGCCCATGATTATTGGGACTTGTGCAGATTCTCCATCTGAGAAAAATCCCACAACTGTTGTGCCTTCGACAAGTTGAACGGGTCCACTTATCCCAGAATTGGCCGCATCGGAAACTGGACGCATGACAGTTGCCCATGGAAGGGATTGAGTGGGTACTTTATTCTTGTTGTCTGTATGAACACCGAAAACACGAACGCGGCATCTTCCGAGTTTGAGTGGATCATTTCGGTCTACTATGGTTCCCATGAACCAACGGAAAGAGGGATACGGATTTATTTTATCGGAGAGCATGTAGAAGTATTTACCTTGATTTTGGGTATGATGTGGTCGATGATATATTGGCGAATCTTAGGACCAGTGTATTTTCTACCGTCGATCTCGAAGAGGAGGATGTTGTTTTTCTTGCAATATTTACGGAGATTTCTGTCTTTTGGTTTTTGGTATTCTTTGAAATATTTGGTGGCTTTTTTCAGTGACATTCCACCAAAAGTAACTGGTCTGTAATGTTGGGCACCATGGTATTCCACAAAAATAATCTGTCCGTTGACTTCAAATTTATAGTCGATATAAGCCTTTTTTCCTGATGGAAGTTGAATGATTGTTTTGTCGTGAAAGGTTGCTTCGTCGATGTTGTTATGAAAAAGTTCTCGTAGAATTTCACCTGTTAGATTTTCGTTTTTACCTATTGCACAGTTTGGGCAACCTTTACCCATTGAATGGTCATTAGGTCTTTGAAAAAAGGTTATCCCACAACCAAGGCAAGTAATTTTAATTTTTTGTTTATTGTTGACGTAATCGTGGTAGTATTTGTATTTTCCCTTATGTAACTTCATGACTTTTTCTTCAAATTCTTGCCAAGTTAATGTTTTTGTTCCTCCACAATTAGGACATCCTTTACCCATTGAATGGTCATTAGGTCTTTGAAAAAAGGTTTCCCTACAACCAAGACACGTGATCCGAATTTTTGTTCGATTATTAACATAATCGTGGTAGTATTTGTACTTTCCCTTATGTAACTTCATGACTTTTTCTTCAAATTCTTGCCAAGTTAAAGTCTGATTTTTAGCACGCATAATAATCGCACAGTTCGGACAACCTCTTCCTGCTAAATGACTATTTGGAGTTTGCCAAAAATCTTTTCCGCATCCGAGACATGTAATTTTTATTTTCTTATGATTATTCTCATAATCGCGGTAATAAAGATATTTGTTTCCATGGACTTTCTTGGCTTTGGTTTCAAACTGTTCTACCGTAAGTTTTCGAGTGCTGTGTATTTTTTTGGATGTAATATTCTCCCCCAAGTTTTCAAGAAGTTCTTGCTTAGTGAAATAGAGTGAAGTAGGAACTACCAAAGGTTTGAGGTCAACAATTGGGGAATTTGAAATAAATTGGTAAATAAGTTGATGTGGCATTTGCTTTCCTTTGCGTAAAAAAGCAGTGTTACTCGATGGGTAGTGCCGACGAAGCATTGCCCATCTCTATTTAGCAAACACCAAAAAAGAAAGATCGACATTTCTGCCGATCTTTTACTTAACATTTACCTAAGTCTTGATTTGACAATTACTTAACCAAGCTCTCGAAGTAGCTCAACGCAGTGTCTCCCTCATCTGAGGGGGTATTTTCAACCACTTCCGCAACACTCACCTTCTTCGGTGTAGTAGTTGCAGCCTTTGTTGAAACGGATGCAGAATTATCACCCATTACCTTGTTCCATCGTTCAAGTAGCTTGTCATATGGCTTAAATTGATCTGCGGCCAAAAACGGTTGCAGCGGATAAATCTTGTCATATACGGCGGCAAGTTTCGACTCATCACCACCATACAAAGCGGATGGAGAATTGAATGTACTCGACTCGTAGTTGCAAAATCCATCCTTCTTTTTTATGATAAAAGTCAGGGCTGATCCGTCTTCAAACAGACTGAAAACATTTTGTGGTTTCAAATTTGGGTTGAGGGCGAGCAATTCCTTTTCCGGGCTGAGACGGTTAAGAATTAATTTCATGAGAGATTCACGAAACTTGAACAATCGCACCTGACCATTATCTTCAGGTCGCGAGGGATTATTCAGAACCAGCACATTGCACAAATATGTAGTGCGACGCGACCTCTTACGCACTGTCGCCTTGTTTTCTTCAAGTCCTGTAGCCCACAATTCACCATTCTTCTTACACACCGGACACTGGCCGGCGGGAAGCGAAGTCGGACATTGCTCAATAAACCATGCACCACCAACGGGATTCTGAAAACCGTGCGAATAAATTTTGACCCAAGGGCAAACTTCTGAGGACACTGGCGGAAGTAGGCGAATTATCGCACTTGCTGAACCAGACTTATCCAAGACGGGGAACCAAAATCTTTCATCTTCCTTATAGACCTGCTTGGATGCTTCCAGAGATTTCTGCAATTCTTCGAGACTGGACTTGTTCTTATTTTTGTAGTCTGCAAAACTCATTTTTGTTCTTCTTTCTTTTTTGTTTGTTTGTACTTTTATGGCCATTTTATAGGCTAGACATTGTTAGGGGTTCTTTGGTTGATATCGACATGAATCTACATTTTAGGTTTGCGTGATGTTACATCCTCCGATCATTGTCATAATATTCACCACGGTGTCTCTCTTCATATTCCCTATCCTGTTGTTTCTCATATCTCTGTTGATCCACAAATTCCTGATCGTATGATTCACCACTATGGTACATGGTACCATGCGAGCAGACGCACGGATAATCATCCCGACCATACATCGCGGGGCTTCTTTCCTCTCTCCCACAATCCGAACACCGATAAATCCATTCGTATTTCATTTTGTATCTCAAAGAAACAACGACATAACAAACATACTGCACATCATAACCAACAGGAAGATGCACAGAAAACACATCACTTCAAACGCCGGATTTACATTTATCTTTTTCATACATCCTCTATTCTATCATACTTTTCGGCGGTGTCAAATTTCGTGTAGTATACAATTCCTTCGTGGACATGCACATCACACCACTCGGAAATATATGACACCAAAACCCCGGATTTTCTTTTTCAAATTGAATTTCCTTTGCCCGTTTTTCTTCTTCGGATAAGGCCGCAAGACTACTCATGGCTGCATACATATCGTTAGATGTAAATGTACATTCACCAAGATTCATTACGTTCATGTTTTCACCATATTCAATCCACAATGTTCCACCACGATTTCCTTAACCGTTTCTTTATTTATCCTCTCCGCAATGAATGGTTTCAGCTTCATCCATCGTGTGTATCGCGGTGTCCACACAAATTCATCCAGATCGAACCGTTCATTCAATCCCGTTAAGAAATTCAGTTTCAAATCGAGTGCCAACAACACAAACAATGGAATCTTGTTATGCATAACTCCCGCTATGGCAGGGACTTCCATGCAGCACCCCGCCTTTCTTTCGGTCACAAAGTCAAAGATTCCCTTGATGGTTCGTGGAAAATTCTTCTCCAATTCTTCCCTGAATTTGTAACTAAAATTCTCAAAGATGGCCTGATACTTTCGCATGATGGTCACATCCATTTCACCCACCCATTTCTTGGGATTCTGAAAGTAGTTGGAGACAAACAGATCGGTCAAATCCTGTGTGTTGTACTTCCGGCTGAAAGACTCATAGCGAAATCTGTCCCGGTTGATCATGAACTTCTCCACCGTACATCTCTTCATCTTCCCCTGATACTTGAAGAAATCATAGGTGGTATCGAAGTGTGCCTTGATCGTCGATGACAGCACGTAGCATTCATAGGGGTTTATCTGTGGAATGGCTTATTCCTCCACGACGCCTCTACGAACAGTATCCAAGGCATTCACGGCGATGTTTTCTCCGTCATGATAAACATCATTGTTCCAGTTAATATCCCTCAAAGCCTTCGTCAAAATCTCAACCTTTTCCGCCTCTGTCATCTTCCGTTCCGACTTTTGAAAATCAACAAAGTCTTGATATGGTCCAATGGCTTTATAAAGTTCGCCCTTGGTGTTCCATGTATCATCCTTCTCATATCCACCGCGAATCTTTTCCTGAATCAATCGATTTGCCTGAGAAATCGCCTCACTCGCATAATAGAAGGTATTTTTCTCACTGATGATAGGCTTGTTTCCAATCTTCCCGTAGGCAAACTTCACGACAAATTCCGTCTCGGCATACACAAAATTATCCCTTTTCTTTTCAATCCAAACCGCATAGAACTTGGAGTGATTTCCAGAAACATTGGTCAAGACAACGAGATTCTTTTTGGTAAACAACATAACGATATTCCTTTACAATAAAAATCAGACTTCCGGCAACGCGTCGGAATTGGTTTTCAAAAAATTCAAATCCACGGCTTCTTTTTCGATCTTCTCCACGATGGGGTGTGACAGCAACGGAGCCAAGAATTGCGGTTCCACACGATACTTCTCCGCAACATTTAGGACACTTTGAATATAGGTCAGCTTCTTTTCCTTCACGCCACTCAAGACTTCCTGAATGATGGTTTCACGGGAGACATTTAGTACCGGCACTTCCGGGTCCGGATCGACCGGCGACAAATCTTCATCCAAAATCAACTCCGGGGGTATGTCAATCTTGGTGATCTTCGACTTGGCCTTCACCTTACTCCCACGATTTCTCCGTGGCTTCGGATAGGTTGGAGACTTCTTTTTGACAACTACTTTCTTTTTCTTCGATGCTTTAGGCATTTTCTTCTTTCATGTTTGTTTGATTGAAACCAAGCAGCATTGTAGCACGACTACGGGCATTGTCAAGTTCTAGGTGTGTCAGTTGAATATACGCCGATTTTCCGAGTTTGTTCGTTACTTTGATCAACACGTCTTGAGGATTGCTACGGCTTTTCTCCAAGGGTGTGCAACAACGTAAATCTTTGATCATCCAGATGTTCTCCGGGATGATCTTGCGTTGAAATAGGTATTTCTTTATTTTTGAAAACATATACATTCCAAAAAGGAAAGGGGGCTGCTTGTCTTCGGACAAACATCGCCCCCAAGGGTTGCGGTGGTGTTGAGGGCAAGGATTTTTTTCGCGAGTTTGTTCCTTGACCTTAACGATTGAGTTACGATAAAACGTCGCCCTTTCGTCTATCCGGACTTCGTTACTACAATAATAAAATTTCATGGCATGAACTTACAACACCCAATTCCGGAAAGATTCCATGAAATTCCACCAGTTTTACGCTATCTTCCAAGCGGTAGGGATCGGTGAATTGCAACCATTGCCGCAGGTTTTTCTCCCATGTTAACTCCCAACCCTTAGCTGTAGGTTGGATGGGAGAAGGATTAGGTGAGTCTGTTTCCTAAAAACATCTTATGCAGATGTTTCTAAGTTACAAACTCATGTTATCGACAAACACACCACGATGAGACATTATGTAATTGGATTCACATTTCACCGTTGTCCACCGAGATTTTCAGCAGACCCACCGATTTGTCTCTCTGGATATTTTCTTTACGTGTCACCAAAATCCAGCAGCCTTTGTCGGGTAGAAGTGTGTGTTTGGTTATTTGTTTATTTACTTGTCATTTCTTTGAGAAGTATACCACAACGCAGGGTGGTTGTCAAGTGGTTTTGTTGCTTCCTTTTTCTTCCACCAATCTTGCATATTCCGCAATGGCGGCAATTTGTGCAATTACATTGGGATCATTTTGATTCAAAGTTGCGAGCAAATTCTTAACCGTCACCGGAAGATATTCACTCTTATCAATCTGATCTTTCACATCCGTCCAGAAACGATCCACCGCTATTGCCTTCAAAATCTTTTGTTGGATGATGACTTCATTAAAAATATTTTCCATCCGACGATCCTTTTTTATTTTAGCTACGATTTCGACCACATTGTTTGGAAATCCCCTGAAAGAATCTCCATAGTCATAATCACCGGCGTCAATGTTATTCAGAATTTATTGTACATTGCCAATTTTCATCACTGCACTTCCAATTCCATGATTTTTCGATCCACATCATAGGTAGTGAAAAAAACATCCGGTTGCGTGCCAATCTCCGCGTCCGGGTCCATCACCAACCACATCAGATTGTCAAATTTCTCAATCTTGTTTTTCAATTGCACGTAAAGATCGGATATCGTGTTAGCTGACATAATGTTGAATTCCAACATGTACACATCTTCATCGTCCATCCCCAACGCCGATTCAAACGCATCGGAGTATCGTTCATGAAAAGTCTTGGTGTACTTTTCCTGTGATCTGTCCATCGGATAAGAATCAACGATGTAACACTGTTTTTCAAACTCACAACACAAGATGACGATGTTGTTTTCCCCGATGTACTTTGCCATTCCCGGATAGCGTTTCATTTCCATGTATTCAAAATCATCTGGGTAGAAATATGTGAAGGAAAACTTCCCGTGGTTGGTGTGAATCTTTTTCACTTCACATGAATTTGTATCCTGTTTGCATTCTGAAAGTGGAATGGTCGCAACCATCAAACGCACATAATCCTGTGGGGGTTTGTCGGTCAAGTTATTTTCTCCAAATTCGGTAGTACATGCGTAGGGAATCAAATGCCAACAGAGCATAGGAAATTCCGAAAAATCCAAAGGTGACGTAGTAGGTGATGAAGAATTCCATCATGATTTCTTTACCTTCCATTTTCTACCACAATTGCATTGACATTCCCCCTTGTGGCCACATTTCTTCATACACACATGACAATCAATGATCTTGCCGTTGTAGACTTCTTTTAGTTTGTTTCCACAATATTTCATGTGTCAAATTTCTCCAAGTATTTGGGTCCGCGTTTCTTCAAGATGATCCGGCCAAAACCTTCCTCATACATCTCGAATTCCGGCTTGATGACAATGCCTTCACGCATCATGACCGAAGAATCATAACCCGGTTTGAGAACAGAAATTCCATCGGCATACTCCATCAAAGTCTTCTTTTCCATATCCAAAACTGTCCGTAGTGAATATCCATGAGCCAAAGTTGGCACCGGTTCAACTTCCGGAAAATAGGTGGCAAGAGTCGCATTCAGACCCGACGCATTTACGAATTTAGAATAGAAGTCACCATCGTTGGAATATTCGATATCAAAGGCGAAAACATTCGCAACTGGCCATTTGTAGTGATTGCCTTGTATTCCGGGTCCAACCATCTCGCCACGAAGAGTCACTACATCGGCTCCCAAGGCCCCCAGCAGCCTCTCCAAGCCATCCTTGATATGCAACCGATCTGCAACCTCCCAATAGGAGTGTTTGACGCCTTCCTTGGGTTCTAGGGAATGCCGACGTTGGCAAACATAGAACTTCAACCCATCAACTGTTTTCTTAATTGTGAATGATGCGTGGGAGCCTTCTAGCTTTTCGGTGACGACTACGGAAACATCCATGAGTTTGGCGACCAGATCGGGATATCGGTCGATGCCTTCGATGTCATAAACCTGCGTGCCGGGAAGGGGATGGAGATCGGCATTCTTGTTGAACACAATCGACCCGGAAGTTTCCGGATCATACTTCGTAACACCAAGATAGGCGGTGATTTCTTCGGAGGTAGGAGAGGGGTTGGTGGAAAGTAGCCCGGCTAGGACCGAGGTATTCGCGACTACCCCCTGTGAAAATTGACCACGAAGTTTAACCGTTTTCACTCGATTCTTTTGGTTGCCTGACAGCTTTCCCGTCAAACCCACCGCAGCAATCGTATCCTCACGGAGAATAGAATCTACTGGAAAATACAGAACTTGATCGCCAGCTTTGAAGGAATCCTTGCCGATGACGAATTGAAACGTGCTGCCTTCAAGAGAGGCAAGTTCAATTTTATCCGCCCCTGCAATGGGACGGATGTTGGAAATCTTTTCGAGGGTTACACCGAAGAAACTCATTTTACTTCACCTTTCTTAAACCATCAACAAGACCGTTGATAAAATTCTTCTTCATCTCTTGAGATGATGATCCTAAATTATAGCAATCATCACACAAATCCACTGTTTCGTAAACTTGTCTGGGATCAGTAGAATAACTTAAACATATACGCAACCACCCAAATGGTGGTGTATTTGTTTTAGCCTTCGGATATTCTTTTCCACACACGTCGCAGATGTGAGTGAATTCTTGTGGGATAATTTTAACACTCATGGGCATTCCTTTCTGCAAATTCTTTCGATTTTTGTTTTCAACTTCCAATATGTGGCAGATGGCTCATCAAAATCACTGATGTTTTGTTTTCTGTTTTCGTTAATGAGTGACCATAATCCCCGAAGAATCAGAAAATAATCTTCTTCGGTGATTTTGTCTGATTCATATTTCATAATTCAACTCCACGTCTTATGTTTTTCAGCAACATGTTCGTTGCCATCGTACTCTTCGATAGTATACGAAACTCCATCCGGGATGTCAACCACTTTCAATTCCGCAAATTTTCCGTTTACTTCTTCTCCCAATTCTTCCACGACTTGAATCAGCAGCGGATCGGTACGATTTTCCGGGCGGTCAGAAATTTGATGCTTCAGGTTCCACAGGTTTAATTCAGCTTTCTGTTTGTTGGAGAGTTGATGCCATTCTTTTTTGGGATATGGTCTACTTCGGTTTGGGTATTTTACATCGAAATAAAAAGCACAAAAAACGTCTTCCCCGGTTTTGATCGGAGTATATTTGTCGGTTTTCAAATCACACTTGAACGCATAACACTTCCTCCCCTGCAATTGTGCTAAACGCTCAACCGCCTTGCGGGACAGGGAGAAACCACCAAAACATGTGTTTATTACGATTTTCATTTCGCTTGACCTTTCACTTGTTCGACCTTTTTGGTGGACATGGGCATAAATTTATGATTTGTCCAACGCTCCCGCAAATTCTTGTAGAAACGAGTGGCATCTTCGCGTTGATTCATATCATTGATGACGGCGGTGGTGGTGTATGACATTTTTGGATTCCTTAAAGATCATTGGGTCTGTGACGACTTGCACGTCCCTCTCGGTTTTAAAAGAACCGGGCATCGCTATCAATGCTTCAAACCCTTAAAAAAAGGAGAAGGAATATAGGTGCGAAGTATATTCCTTTCCAGCGTAGTGATTGGAGCGGAGTCACTCCAACAAAAGGACCAGATCACTTCACCTTCTTAACCAAACCATTGACCACCGCAGCTTCGGCATACCACTTATGTGCCTCGGGATAGTGGGGGCCTTCGAGAAACACGGTGCCGGTGAAATTCGAGAGATCACCACCGAGACCGGGATTGTAAACTTCTACAGCTACGTTTGCAGCTATGGATTCCTTGAGGGCCTTCTTGGACTTGAAGTTGATGTTCGTGTATGCCATGATATGTTTTCCTTTCAAAGAAAATTTATAAAGGGGAGTATAACAAATACTCCCCGTAATGTCAAGGAATATCAGCCAACAATTATAAACCGCTTCCGACCCCAATAACGAATTTCGTCCAACGCATCAAAATCCACAATTTGACGAGTGTTGAAAAGGCAACCACACTGCCATCGGATCAGGGCAGCGACATGATAGATCGTGGTGCAAACTGGGGTGAAATTCTTGAGAGCGAATCCATTGAAATGTTGGGTGTTTGCGGCAAGGTCGATAGAAACATCCGAATCAAGGGCAATCTTGAGGGCAGATTTGAATTCTTTCGCGGTCATGTGTTTGCTTCCTTTCATCGAAGACTTGCGTAGATTATCAGGTTTGGTCGCTCGTGTCAAGCATGAATTTCAATTTTTTCGGAACGGAATTCACGCAGCCCCAACCATGACACACCTTGCAAGGTTCGTAAATCTTCGACCACATATTAGCAAATTGATCTAACTTACGGTCCCGGCAACGGTTACGATATTCCCAAATACGATTTTTAATCCAACGAAACATTGTTCTATCCTCCAATTGATTTTTGAATCCCTGTCAACAAATCCAATTCCTTGCACGCCACATGTTTTTCTTCGTTCAACCGTGAAATGGTTTTCTTGACGGCGGAGACTCGTTCGGAAAGTTTTTTGACCGCCCATGTGTAAATCTCGGCGTCTTTATCAGAAACATTTTCAATCCATTCTGCGATCTTTACCTTTTTCTCTTCATGAATCAAGTACAATCGACCCTGAAATTTATGTACCCAGACGTAATCTGTGATACGTAATCGACGCCCATCGAGGTTGCATGTCCAAGAAGGAAGATGGATATTTGTAACCTTGTTCACGAAATTTTCTCCAAGCTGGCGGCACTGACCAAACCGACATAATCTCCGGTATCCACGCGTTCCACGTAGCCCATGCCGATGACTCCCTTGGGACTGATCTGCCCCGCCACGACCCTCACAACGTCATTCTTGATCAAATTGGATGGCGGATCGAGAAGGTCTAGAGGGGACGGATTGAAGACACAGACTGAACCGATGCGGGGGAAGGGTTGACGATGAACTTTCATGATAAAATCCTTTCTTGTGCGTTTAGCACGTAAATTTACTTCTTGTTTTTGTTATGATACGCTGCAAAATCGCTGGTTTCTTCCTCAAATCGTTCAGGAGAAATCTCGAACATGATGCCCATAAAGGATGTGTCGATGTATCGAGCGTCTCTCGGACTCCAACGATTTTTGATACGAGCAGCCCAGTGACCACAACGATTGCGAAGGAACAGGCCACCCGTTTCGGAAATCTTGTAATACTTGGTGGTCCGGACACGCTTTGTTTTAGGTTTGGGGGAGAGGACAAAACGGGATTCGTAGAAACGACACTGTGTTTCTTTATTATCAATGATGATAATACCATCTTCAAGATGGTCTAACATGGCTTCTTTGTCGAGTATTCCCAACACGGTATAAGTTTTGTTTAGGGTCAAATCCGGATCATAATCATCCGGCAACTTTCGCAAAACAACTTTGTCGCCAATCTTAAACTTCATGATAAAAATCCTTTCTTTGAAAAATTACAGTTTCGCAACAGTCAAGTACACACGGTACACACCGGCACCAAGATTCTTGCTGCGAATATCATAACATTCACCGCGACCGAACACCCGACCATTGTTATTCATGAGCAATTCATGAAGAACTTTCCGAGTGCATGTGCTTGTTCCACCGGGAAATCCAGCAAGAAAATTCAGAATTCGATCAGCTTCCTGTTGCACTTCAAAATCATTTTGGCGTGTCATAAAGTCTTCCTTTCAGTTAAGACGTGCGTATCCTACCAAATTTATCCTGAGATGTCAAGGGGTTGTGAAAACAAAAAAACCACCACAAAGAATTTTCGTGTTTGCGGTGGTTTCATGGAGAAGGATTCGTTATAATGAATAAGAACCGTCGAGGTAGGGGCCGAGGGAGGAAATATTTTTTCCGCCAGCGTAATAGGAATTAATGTGGGAAATAATTTCTTCCTTGCTGATCATTTCGAGACACTTTGGAACAATTTGAGTTATCCCATTTACGGTCAACGAAACAGGATTCACACACAAACTTGAGTCTTTTTCGTGATTATCATTGAGTTTGGTTACACGATTTTTCCAGCATCCTCCACCATTTCCATATCCATTTGTAAATTCACTACAACATTTTAAGGTGCCACATTTTGAAATAAAATCCTGATTATATGAAAGCCATGAACTATTTGACATGCCGGAAGCAATGACGATATTTGCTCTGACATTACGACCACAACACGGACACCATGGAAAACGAATGAAATCTTTCACTTCGTATTTTCCGTTATGCGTTGTTGACCATGTATGATTGCAT